CTTCCTGTGGTTCCTCAGTTGTTTCTAGGGTTTCGGTCTGATTTGATTCAGCCATGTTTCTCTCCATTTCGGATTGGGTATTGCGCTCATTGCGAGCTAATCAGCTTGATAGCTGAAATCTAAAGTTCACCTGGTCCAGTAAAATCCTGGTCTCTCCAGCTGAGGGTGGGACCGTATTCGCCATGGTTTCTGGTGACAACAATTTCTGTGTAGTCTGCGAGCCTTTGGCCACCGTCTGGTGTGTTGATAATTTTGCCCAAGCCAGCATCCCTGGCCCCAAAGTCTGGGTCAAGTTTGAGTTGCTGTTCAATGCTGTCATAGGTTGAGTCCAATTTCACTTGGTCAAGAATTTGGCCAGGGTCTTGGTTTGCAAAGACAGGCATTTCCCCACAATCGCAGCCTGGGTGGATTGGCATTAGCTGACCTCTGGTGTAGCGCTGTGTAGAGGCTATGGTGCACAAGGCACAATTCTCGTTGCCAGTTAGAGTTCTGACATAGTAAGTTATCCCACTGTTTCTGTCCCTAGCTTGGGAGCCAGCGGCCCGCCTAGAGAGTTGCATGTCAGTTGAGGCTATGGAGGCGATGCGCCTGGAACCCTCTGAGACCGCTTGGGTCATGTCATTGCCGTTTGACAGCGCCGTGTAAAGGGAGACAAAGGGTCTGCGGTAAACCTCGGCTGTGTCTGCCCCGTTTCTCAAAGCTGATGTTGTCAGCTTGTTTGCACTAACTGGAAATGACTCAAAGCTCTGCCCGCTTATTTTTGCCATCTCACTATAAAAGGCAACCTGTAATCTAGCGGCCTGTATTTTTGCCCCAGTCATAATTGGGTCAAGAACATCAACAAAATCCGCATAGTCTGCATCACGCCATGAACCCAGGTTGCTAAAAATTGCTGATGCCCTGTCTCCAGCGCCTCTGACTAGTTTTGAACTTAGGCTGTTATAGCCGTCAAGTAACTGCCTTTGGGTTGCCATTATGCGTTAGGTGTCTGTGGCGTGCCCAATAGTGCCTCTGTCAGAATTGCCTCGCCAGCCCTTTCAACTTCCATCTCAGCAATTTCAGCTGGGCTAAACTGACCGATTAGGGTCATTCGGGAATTAAAAGGAATGTCTTGGAACTTGCTGTTAGCATCTGCCCGCTCTGAAAGGCTATAGCGCTCTGGGCTTTGCCAAATAGGCTCTAGGTCTAGAAGCTGTGAGCGCACAGAGTCACCTGTGTATTTGAACATTAGGGACATCACTTTTGACCAGCCAACGGTTGCCCTGGCAATACGGTCCTCAGTCTTGAACACTAAGCCCTCACGGGAAAGTGCCGCACCCTCAGCGCTTTGGTTTGCACCCTCTGAATTTAGATAGTGCATAGGCGTTCTGGTCACTGCGGCAAAGTCTTGGATGTCTGCCCTGACTGCGGCAAGAATGTCATTGGTGTCTGTCTGTCCTAGCTCGCCAATAGAGGCATCCTCTGGGAGCATCCACATAGCGCCTGGGGCAGATTCAAACAAACCGTTGTAATCAATTTCATTTCCATCAGAATCATGGGTCGGGAAATCGCCCTTGAGCCACTTCTGTTTGAAGGCCGCAGTGGTGGCAATGATTAGCCTTTGGAGAATCATGTGATTGATTCTGTCAATCAAATCTAGGTATGGCTCATACTCGCCTTTTTCATCCATGTTTGTAAACTTCACAACTGGGACTTCACCCAATGGATTTAGTGCGCTCATTTCCTCTTGGTATATGTAACCCTCAACCTGAAAAACGCTGGTCTCTATGTCTTTTTTGTAAACATCAATTCTGTCTGGGTAGTAAAAATAAGCATAGTGGCAGTCGTATTCTGTAAACACCTTTAGAGCAACGCTGATTTGTGATGGGTCCTCTGGGTCAGAAATGATGTGCATTTGGCGGGGGTCCTCAACTGTAACCAGTGGGTATTCCCTGTTCTTTTTCATTCCAACGATGGCGTAGGCTTCACCAAACTTTAGAAAAAAGGTGTGTAGGTCTGCGGAATAGACATCAAGTTTGTTGGCTTTCCAAAGGCGGCGAGCAATGACATCACCGTTTTCATCATCATCAGCACCAGTGCGGAAACCACCAACACGCATCCGCTCACGCACAGCGGCAACGGAAAGTTGCGCAATGTTCAGGCGGGCCTTTTTCTGGAATCTACGGTAAGCCCTTGACTGCCCCTCAGCGCCTTCAGGCAATGGGGCATCCCCGTCATAGTAGCGCTCTAGCAAGTTCATTCTGCCCTGCTCTTTAGCAAGCTTTTTGAGCATGCCCTGTTCCAAGTCTGTTAGCTGGGTAGCCATAAGTTTCCTAACCTAATCTGCGGGGGATAAATGTGCTCTTTGTGGCTCTACCTTTTGACAGAGCCTGGAGCCTAGCTTGGTAAGCCAGGACCGCCGCAACTGCGGCATCAATCTTGTTTGGTGACTCAGGGTGTTCCTTGGCAATGGAAATTCCTGAGCGGCTTATGCGGCGGCGAGAATTGAGAACATGTCTGGACAGCACTGACCCGTTGTGGGTTAGCTCTTTGTCAATGACAGCATTTTGAAATTGCTCCAAAGCCCTGACTACAAGATAGGACCTGTTCCCTGTCATCCACCACTCAATAGGGTGGTTAGCCGTTGACTTGACTTTTAGCTTTTTGCCATAAGCGGCTTCCCATTGTGCAATGTAGCTTTCCCATTTTGCGGGGTCAGCGAACATGCCAATGACTTTGTAATCCTGAAACGCCTGTTTGACCTGATTGTCTACATCAGTAATAGGGACTTCCCAGTCCTCCCCAGCGGGGCCATCAGGTTGTTCCCAGACTTTGATTTCAAAGAGATGACCGTCAGATACACGGCACCCAATGAGGGCGGTGGCATCTGTGGTTCCTCTAAATCTTTTTCTAGAGCCGTCAAAGCCCAAGGTGATTTCCTCGCCCTTGCCAACCTCTTTGGAGGCATAGGTTGCGGCCCACTCTGGAGCGCTGACCCATGAGTCTTTGGCGCTGGTCGGTTGGTTGAAATAGTAACGGCGTGAATCCTGTGGGTCATTCCGTGGGTCATAAAACTCTGACATGATTCTTTCGACATCCATGACCTCAGCAAAGGGCCCGTAAGCCTCTAAGATTCCAGCCCTGACTTGGGCTTCATCAGCTAGGTCGATGTCAGCATCAGCCTCACGGTGATCAAACAAAAGTCTCTGGCGCTTGACCTTGCCCTCATTTATCATTTTGGCTAGGTCATGAGTTTCCTCTGCCACCGATTTTTCACCAGGCAAATACATGGTGGAGGTCTCAAGTGACCACGGCTCTGCCACTTTACGCTTTGCCAGGTTGCGCCTAACGGTGTCATACATCCGTTTTAGTTCCCTGGTTGTGTAGAGGTGGGTTTCATCGAACACCACAAAAGTCTCTCTGCCGCCATCCTTAGCGCTATTGGAAGCGGTGGATGGGATTATCTCGCCGCCGCCTGGTAGGAAAATCCTAGTTAGTCCAGCGGCATCCCTTGGAAGTCCATTTGATAGCGGCCCCTCTGACAGGTTGAAATAGATGTTGTCATAGGTATTGCCAGCCTGTCCTTCCTCTGTCGCTAGACAGCGGATAATAGGCGCAACAACGGCCTTGCCCACGGGCTCACCGTCAGCGTATTTGTAAAGAAAACCATCCTTGGTGTATGTCTCAACACCTGTGGCAAATCCGTCAAACCTTGCTGGGCCCATAGCCTCAAACAAGGTAATGAATCCTGCAAGCTCTGATTTGGCTCTACCCTTGGCCCTTGAAATAAATGAGGAATCATAGAGCCTGCGGCCATCCTCGCCCAAGGCATAAACATCCAGGACAAACCCAGCAAATTCTTCATCAAGCTCTATTGGCTCACCCTGAACATCACCTGGGCCGTGGACACAAAAAGTCTCGATCCACCAAATTGCAACCCAGCCTAGTGAGAGTTTGCGGTCATGGTTGTCAGCCCTAATGCGCTCACGCATCAAGCAATCTCTGGCGGCGGTCCTCAATGCTGGCAACTGCCTCTAGCTGAGGGGCTTCATCTTCAAAGTCCACATAGCGGATTCTAAGGTCTCTGCGGGAATCAACGGTTGTGCCCATTACTTTTTCACGCATACGCAATTCAGCCATTGCGGAAATGATGCCGTGGTTAGCCATAGCGTGAACCATTGCGGTATCAATCGCAAAAGCCCAATCTGATTCCTGCCACAAAATACAGTGTGGCATTTCAATGAGTGCGTTCCACCATTCCCTGGTGCGGTTCTCAATCGGGATTTGTATTGGTTCGCCCTCTTTGATTACTGATCGTGTCAAGGGAAGCTCTGGCGTAGGCCCATCATAGGGAAGGTTTGCAATTTCGGTCCAGTCAACCGTTGGCTTGTGCCTAGTTACTGTCGGCCTGTCTGAGGGTTTTCTGCCTGCCATGCCCATGTCTGTCTCCATTTCGGATTGTGCCCAGCGTTTCGCTAGGTAAGTAGGTGCGCCAAGTCTAACTCTTGGAGCGGTGCTCTGGTTATTGCCTGACCTGTCACT